AGAAGTTCCAAGTTAACGATGCTATCAATTCAACAAGTTTTATTGGTTTAAAAAATATCAGTTTTGTGGACATGAACCGCAAACTGAACTTTGGTACTCCATCAACTGGCATACCTTCTGAGTTTACTTTTGATGGTGTTGACTCTAGTGGAGACACTAAAGTAGAGTTATTTCCAATTCCTAATGGGGTCTATACAGTCATGTTTGATTTGGCTGTACCGCAAGCAAACCTATCATCAGACTCGACCTCTGTGAAAGTATTGGATTATTTGGTTGCTCAAAGTGCTTATGCAAGAGCTTTAATTGAGCGTGGCGAGGATGGAGGAACTGCCTCTTCCGAAGCCTATGCTTTATTCAGGGGAATGCTCTCAGATGCCATTGCACTTGAAGGCACTCGCTATGTAGAAAACAACTTTGAGCCTGTGTAATGTCTAAGCCTCTACAAAGCTACAGTCTTTCAGCACCAGGCTTTTATGGCCTGAATACTGAAGAATCCCCACTTGATTTGGGTATTGGCTTTGCTTTGGTTGCGACTAACTGCATCTTGGATCAGTATGGTCGTATTGGTGCTAGAAAAGGTTGGACAAGGGTTAACTCATCATCTGGAAACCTCGGTGCTAATGATGTCGGAGTGATCCATGAATTAGTCCAGACTGACGGGACTTTGACAGTTCTGTTCGCAGGAAATAACAAAATATTCAAACTTGGTGCTTCTAACGTAGTAACTGAGTTGACCTATGGTGGTGGAGGAACTGCTCCTACTATTACTGCTTCTAATTGGCAATGTGCTTCTTTAAATGGCATTGCATATTTTTTTCAAAGTGGTCACGATCCTTTGATTTATGACCCCGCTATAAGTACATCTACTTATCGCAGAGTCTCTGAGAAAACTGGTTATGTAGCTACAGTTCCACAAGCAAACATCTGTTTATCAGCATTTGGTCGCCTTTGGGTAGCTAATACTTCTACAGATAAAGTAACAGTTAGCTTCTCTGATCTGATTGCGGGTCATGTATGGGGTGGTGGTACTTCAGGTTCATTAGACGTTTCACGGGTTTGGCCTAATGGTGCTGACGAAGTTATGGGCTTGGCAGCACACAATGATTTCTTGTTTATCTTTGGTAAACGACAGATTCTTGTTTATTCTGGTGCTTCTACGCCCGCAACTATCGTTCTAAGCGACACAGTAGGCTCTATTGGTTGCATAGCAAGAGATACGATTCAAAGCGTTGGCTCTGATGTGATTTTCTTGTCAGATTCAGGTGTTCGCTCACTGATGAGGACTATTCAAGAGAAGTCTGCACCCCTGAGAGACTTGTCTAAGAACGTGCGTTTTGACCTAAATTCATCATTGGCAAGCGAAACATTGGCTAATTTGAAGTCTGTTTACTCAGAAAAAGAAGCCTTTTATCTGCTTGTTTTACCCGCTACTTTTCAAGTTTATTGCTTTGATACCAAACAATCTTTGCAAGATGGTGCTTCCCGTGTAACCAAATGGGATTCTATTGCGCCAACATCCTTGCGTTCTTTGCGTAATGGTGACTTGTATATTGGTAAAAATGGCTATATTGGTAAGTACAGTGGCTATTTAGACGATACTTTAACGTACCGATTTGCGTACTACACAAACAATGCTGACTTAGGAAATCCTAATCAAATTTCTGTTTTAAAGACTGTTTCAGCCATTGTGATTGGTGGATCAAATCAGTATTTATCAATCAAGTGGGGCTTTGACTATTCTGGTGCTTATCAGTCACAAAATATTTATATACCAACTCAAACCAGTTACGAATATGGAACTGCCGAGTATGGCATTGCAGAGTACACAAGTGGTGTACCAATTAAAACATTAAGAGCCAATGCTTCAGGTGCGGGAAAGATTGTCCAAACTGGATATGAAACTACAATTAACAATGTTTCGTTTTCTATTCAAAAGATTGAAATTCAAGCCAAAGATGGAAGACTAGGATAAGAGGTAAACCATGAGTAACTATACAAAGACAACCAATTTTGCTACCAAAGATAATCTTAACTCTGGCAATCCTTTAAAGATTGTTAAAGGTACTGAGATTGACACTGAGTTTAACAACATTGCGACTGCTGTTGCAACAAAGACAGATAACTCTGCTGCGGCAATTACGGGTGGTGCAATTGATGGGGCGGCTATTGGCGGTACAACTCCAGCAGCGGGTGCATTCACAACCCTAGCGGCATCTGGCACGACAACTCTTGCGGGTGCGTTGGTTGGTGCGGCAACTCAAGCGGCATTTAACACTGTATCAACTACCTTAAATTTGGGTGGTGCGGCAACTGCTGTAAACCTTGGTGCGGCAACAGGAACTGCCACAGTCAACAATACAACCTTGGCGGCTAAAGCAATCACGGCAAGTACCACTTTGAACGTAACAGGTGCATCGACACTTACTGGTGCTGTAACGGCAACAGCGGGTGTTACTGGCCCGATCACATCTTCTAGCGCAACAATTACTGGTGGTTCAATTACAGGCATCACAGACTTGGCAGTAGCTGATGGCGGTACTGGTGCTTCTACAGCCGCTAATGCAAGAACTAATTTAAGTGCAGCCGCTAGTGGTGCAAACTCTGACATTACTTCTATTACTGGCCTTACAACAGCTTTAACAGTTGCTCAAGGTGGTACTGGTGTAACTAGCTCAACAGGTACAGGCAATGTAGTGTTGTCAAACTCGCCAACGCTAGTTACTCCTGCCCTTGGTACACCGAGTGCGGCAGTCTTAACAAACGCTACAGGTCTGCCAATCTCAACGGGCGTGAGTGGTTTAGGAACTGGCGTTGCAACTCTTTTGGCAACACCCTCTAGTGCCAATTTAGCATCTGCAATTACAGATGAAACAGGTTCAGGTTCTTTGGTGTTTGCTACCTCTCCTACCTTAGTAACCCCTATTCTTGGAACACCTACTAGCGGCACTTTAACGAATGCAACGGGTCTGCCTATCAGCACTGGTGTATCTGGTCTTGGAACAGGCGTAGCAACCTTCCTAGCGACTCCATCAAGTGCTAACTTGCTTGCGGCTGTTTCTGATGAGACAGGTACAGGGTCTTTGGTCTTTGCTACCTCACCCACATTGGTGACTCCTGCTCTAGGTACACCTTCTAGTGGTGTTGCAACCAACTTAACTGGTTTACCATTGTCAACAGGTGTGACAGGTACTCTGCCAGTTTTGAATGGCGGTACTGGCGTAACAACTTCAACAGGATCAGGCAACAATGTATTGTCAACAAGCCCAACACTTGTAACTCCTATATTGGGAACACCAACAAGTGCCACATTGACTAACGCAACTGGTTTGCCTTTGTCTACTGGCGTAACAGGAACACTCCCTGTTGCTAATGGTGGAACAGGTCAGACAACTTACACAGATGGTCAATTGTTGATCGGTAATTCTACTGGTAACACATTAACCAAAGCTACTTTAACTGCTGGCTCAAATGTAACGATTACCAATAGCGCAGGTGGAATTACTATCGCATCTTCTGGTGGTAGCACATCTCCTGGCGGCTCTACAACTCAAGTTCAGTACAACAATGCAGGTGCATTTGGTGGCATTACTGGTGCGACAACTAACGGCACAGCATTGACTCTTGTTGCCCCTGTTCTTGGAACTCCTGCAAGTGCTACTCTAACTAACGCCACAGGTCTTCCATTATCTACAGGCGTAACAGGTACTTTGCCAGTAGCCAATGGCGGTACAGGACTAACAACAACTCCTGCCAATGGTGCTTTAGATATTGGTAATGGCACAGGTTTTACTCGTGGAACATTAACTGCGGGTTCAAATATTACGATTACTAATAGTGCTGGTGGAATTAGCATTGCGGCTGCTGGTGGCTCAAGCCAATGGACAACTACTGGTTCTGATATTTACTACAACACAGGTAAAGTTGGTATTGGACTAACTTCTCCATCTTACACATTAGATGCAAGTGGAAGTGCTGGTAATGGTTCTTTTGTAGCACAAATTACAAATAGTAATACTGGTAGTGATGGCAGAGGAATTTTAGTATTGCGTGGATACGATAGCGCACAAGTGAATACGCTTGTATTTGCTGGTAGACGTTATTTTGGCACTGGTTCTGATTCTACTGCTGTTATAAACAATGCCGCAGGTGGTGGTATAACATTTAATATTGGTGGGATTGCAAACAGTACGCAAAATGAAAAGTTGCGTGTTAATACTTATGGTATTGGTCTAGGCGGTGAAATCCCTTCGTCTGGAATTGGCATCACATTCCCCGCAACTCAATCAGCATCATCAGACGCTAATACGCTAGATGACTATGAAGAAGGTACTTTTAATGTTGGTATTCAAGGGGCTGGTACTGCGGGAACATATACCATTACTAGCCAAGATAGCAATTACATAAAAATAGGTAAAACAGTTTTTGTCAATATTGCGGTTAATGGTTTCAGTGCTGCATCGGGAGGAACTTCATATTTGCAAATTACAGGATTGCCTTTTGCAAATACAGCGTCTGTAGCTGGAGCAGTTTCGGGAAATAATTTAGATTTTAGTAGTGGTACTTTGTACGCAGTTACGGATTTTATATCGTCACCTGGACAAACCAGTATTTTTATTAAAGAAATAAAAGATAACGCTAGTGCGAATGACTTTGCCATTAGTGGTATTAGTACAAGCACAACAAGTATAAGAGTAACTTTTACTTATTTTACTTCAAACTAATAATTAAATCTAAATAATTTTACTAAACACACAAAGGAAAATCATGTCACTTACCAAAACTACAACTGTTGACCAAATTACAGTAACCGAAGATGGAACGATTCTTTATCGTGAGGCTACTCGAATTATGGAGGATGACGTTCAACTAAGCCAAACATACCATCGTTCAAGCCTTACACCCGCACAAGACTTAACTGGCGTTCCCGCTAATGTTGTTGCAATCTGCAATACAGTCTGGACTGCTGAAGTTATTGCGGCTTATCAGGCGGCACAGGCTGCGGCTGAAGCGGCTCGTAACGCATAAAGGAAAATATCATG